TACTCTTACTGTCCTGGCTCCCTGGGCCACTTCAGCCATTACATCCCTTGGAATCGGGGATATGGTGTCATCAAACACCATTCCCTTCTTCCAAAGTTCTTCACCTTTAATATGTTTCAAGACTTCGACTTTCATGTCGATTGCCCTCCGTTAAGTAGGTTCAAATGCTACAACCACGGCCAAATTCCGCATCTCGGTTGTGGGACTGGTTGTTCTGGTTAAGGTCATGTCATAGGTTATCATATCTCCAGGAGACACATCATTAGCAGACGCGCTCATTACAGCCTGCGTAATACCAGTGTCACCACTCACCTTAGTTGTTTTGTTGCTTGACGCCTCCCCACTCACGTGAGCAATAATGGGAGCAGTGGTCAGGCAAGTTGTCCCGTTGATTTTCACATCAACAGTTAAGGACAAGGTGTTGCTATCATCCTTGCCACTTTCCTCGCAAGACAGCCAAACATCCTGGATCTTACCACCAACATTTGCCGCCCCCAAAGGAGCATCAGTAATATTGCCAGTAATTTCACCAGAATGTAAGGCCATCATGGGTGACACTTCATTTGCTGCCCACTGTCTTTGAGCACCCGGGGAAGAGTATGGTCCCATTTTCTGTTTCATACCGTCACCCCCTTATGCTACGTCTAACTGGTAAACTGCATCCTCGTGATACAGAACGGGTAAACCCTTATCTTCAACTCGCACGAAGATTCCATCAGGATCGGTTTTCACCCAACGATCAATCTGCTGACCCCATTTTCTGGAAAGTTCATGGGGAGACTTCATCATTTCAGCAATCGGCTCGCCATCCACACTATCGGCCCACATGACAAACTTATCCGTAGGGATAAACTTCTTTGTCATATAAACATAATCCTCAGTAGCCTTATAAGCCGAGGCAAGCGTCCCGGTACAGGTAATGGTCCCTGCATTTGTATCTATGGACGCAATGGTTAAATCTTCTTTTGTGTTTGCCGAAGTATCCAGACAAGTTAAAGTTCCACCCACCTCAAAATCGGTGGTGTTATCAACATACACTGTCGGGGATGCACCAGCGGTCAGGGCAGTGGTTATCCATGCCCGGATCTGATACGCCTCGTCATACAGGTGCATATTCTGGATTCCAACCAAACTGCCAATCACGCTTAACGGGTTCTGGAAAAGATCCCCATCGCCATAAGACGACTTTGACAGAAGGGTCTGGATGGTATCGTCGAAAATCATGTACTTCAAAACTTCCGTAGTGAAGATAGCATGGTTCAAGATCCCCGCATTGGCATTGCTGATCACCAGCTTTGCAGCAAAAATGTCCTGAGCAATGTCTCGTTTGGTCCCATCACTCCACTTGTAATCAACTCCCAGGGAAACCTTGTTGTCATCGGGAATGCCGTAATCCAAGGTAATGTAGGCATCATTATAATCCTTATATGTGAAGCCATCATTACAGAGCATCTGGGCAAGCATCCATTCCTCCCTGCGATACGATCTATTACTCAGATTACGTACCTGTTGAGAGAGAGTCCGGGCCGACTTCTGATACTTACGGTCGGTCCCGAGCTGACGAATGTTGTTCAAAAAAGAACTCCCAAAAAAGGTTCTTTCTTTCCAAAATGCCGCGTGAGCAGAGCTTGTTGAACTGCCCGGCACAACAGCATCCGGAGCCGCTGCATCCTCAGCCGCAAACGGGGTTAAACCCCTGCTGCCGATCTGAGATTCCCATTCAATGTCCGCTGACTCGTAATTTACCGCACTAAACATCTTCCTCAGAATCAAATTCGGTGGTTCCATGAATTTGGTAACGAGCTTATTCAGTACCGTTAACTTCAAGGCAGGTATATCACTAATACTAATAGGCATATTTGTTCACCTCCTTTCCTTTCTTACATAACCAGGTATCGCCCGTTCTCAACAGAACCCGAAAGGTCCGTCAGAACATCGGCGTTATAGTTATACAGCGAATCCTTATAAAGCATGGCGTTTTTGATGACCATAACACCCTGCGCTCCCTTGGCGTCCTCGCCCGTCCCAGCATCTACAGTTCCAACCAAAATCCCAACGCCTTTCACAAATGGAGCTGTGGCAAAGCTCTGGATGGTGATCACAGCGCCTTTGGCTATGGTTTGCGATTCAAAAGCATTCGTTACCGTGATTACCCCCATGTGGGTATAAGTTGTTCTGTCAATGGCCGTAATCGCGCCAAGGTCCGTTTCGGTCCCAGCACGATCGCTGTCCCCGCAAACCAGATGATCACCCACGAGAAACTTGTAGCTGTCATCCAACGTAGTGTATCCGGTCGTTCCGGTACTCGGGTCGGACACTAAGAATGCAGCCCCAAACAGATCGGCAATTCCAGCCGCTACGTTCCCAACAGTATCAATGCCAGTGTACGGCACATACTGATCCACTCGACTTGTGCTCTCCGTGATGATCCCCATAACTGCACCAGCTTCTATAATTCCGTAGCCGGCAGGAATGGTTATCGCCCTCGATAAAGCATTGTTGGGGTCACTGTAAAACAGCCGTTTCATATCGGACTGTGAACCTCTCAAAATATATGGTGTATCTCCTTGTGGCATATTACTTCACCTCCTTTTTTCCACCGGACATGACGAATATCTCATCCGCCAAATCTTCATCGGCCTGGTCTTCTTTCTTCAGTTTGGCGCTCTCGCCCTCAACCTCCTTGACCGAAACACCAAAACCAGACGTTTCTGAAGTTATGCCCCTGGATTCCCAATCTTCGATCTCGGCATCGACCGCCTTCCCGATAGCCTCGGCATCAAGCTGGTCATCTTTGATGAAATCTTCATGACTGACTTGATTCCTCACCTTGTCATTCAGTCGATCCGGAATTGTGCTCTCGCTCAATTTCTCATTCCAGATCTCTTTGGCATCAGACTTCAGCTCCTTTTCCGTGCGGATGGCATCAGACTTCTGAAGCGCGGCAATCTCTTTCTTTGATTCCTTACGCTCATCGCTACGACCATCTCGCTCCTGGGCCAGCTTGTCCTCAAGGTCCGTTTTTTCCTTATCGAACTTATCAGAAAGCTCTTTGGTCACATCATCAGTGGTTTTAGTCACGATTTCGGCCAAAAGCTCAGGGTGTTCCTTGCTTAACTGCTCAAAGTTCATTTCCTTCACCTCCTCGTTAAATTGTTTATCGGCTTGGTCGCTCCGAGCGTTGTGTATGGTTTTAATTGTTTCTTTGCCGGCAATTCCCACAACTAAAGCAAATGGTCTAACCTCATCTGCAAATCCAATGGAAACTGCCTTTTTTCCTGTAAATAGTCCTGCCTCGGTCGCCTTCACCTGAGACACCTTCATGCCCCTGTTCCTGGCAACCGTTTGTGTGAATAATTCATAATGTTCCGCTACTTCATCTTGCAAAATTCCCTTGGCTTCGCTTGATAGCGGCTGATGTGGATTCAAATCAGTCTTGCGAGCCCCCGCATAAACAGGAGTAAATTTAACTCCTAATTTCTCGTCATACTTGCTTTGATCCATGTGAACGGCAATGACACCCACTGAACCAACACCAGAAGTCCTTGATAGAAAGATCCTATCTGTGGCAGAAGCGATGGCATAGGCGGCCGAGAACGCTGATTCATTTGCCATGGCGTAAATAGGTTTCTCACCTCTTGCATTATAAATCTCATCAACAAGATCCATTAACCCACGTGCTTCGCCACCAGGACTATCGATATCAAAAACGATTGATTCGCTATTCGACTCCAAGGCGGCATTAAAATCATTCCGGATGTCATCGTAAGACGTGAGACCAGATAAAGCATTCAACCCATGGGTGCGGTAAACAAGAGAGCCATGCACAGGTATAACACTGACATTTGACGGAGATTCAACATCCTTTCTCTCAGCAACTTGAAATTCAGTTGTTATAAGATCAACATTGTCATGGACACCGATTCGATTCCCGATCACCGAAAGAATCACATCCAATTTGTCCGGTAGGATCATCAACGGGGTGTTTATCACCTTGTTCGCCAATCGGGTCAATATTGCCTTTTCCACGGATCTTTCTCCTAAATAGGGTTTGAGTTAACTTCGGTAAGAAAACCGGAGGGTTTATATCTTCAATGAAATTAATTGTTTTCAGGATTTCCATTACTTCCTGCCTTTTCCTGTTTTCCGGGTCGGTTTACAACCCCCGCGCCCACGGTTATTCCTGGTCCCACCACCACTATTATTTCTCCTTGGAACTCCCTTTGCCATCGTCTTTCACCTTCTTTCTTGCCGGTTCCGCCTGCTGACTCTCCTGGATGCTCTCCGCATCTACTGTCATTGGTAGTTCCGGATATTTTCTTTTTTCAGTCTCATACTGAAGTCTCATTTTTGGATAATTCGCATAACCCAATTTTTTAACCAATTCGGATTTCGGGATCCCCGCTGTATCGCTCAGATCACTGTGCTTTACACCAAAAAGGCTCCGCGCCCTGGATTCCATATCGTTGATTTCAGAAGTCGGGAAATTGATGTCGATAATAGCCTCGGGATGTTTCTTGACTTTTTTGAAAATCGGCTCGGATTCGCCGTCACTTTTCCCGGGTTTAAACGCCACAGCCTCTTCGACATTGAAGAATTCCGGAAATGCAGTCACTTGTGACCGTAAGAAAAAAATGCTCCCCCAGAAATCATACCGGAGGAACCGCTCGAAATAGGCAATCTCATCAGAAGTCCGGTCACTCATAGGTCCCCGGGATTCCTTAACAGACGCAAACGTCCCGGTTGACTGCCCTGTAGTTACACCTGATTCTTCATTTAAGCCTGACGTAACCATGGCCATAATATCTGAATCTGAATCGGAGATATTCGGTAGATTCGGGTTTGACGCCTTCATTTCCATGTTTGGCCCCAGCACCATCGTTCCGCCCGGGGTCTTTTTGGCTGCAATGCCTGTCTTTTGCCGATCTGCATCTGACATTTTCAACCACTGGATCCACGATTTCACGTCCGTGAAGTTCACAATCCACACATAGGCTCCCGCGGATTTCTTGTGGTCCAGTTCATACTTTTTAATGTCCTCGTAATACTGTACCCACTCAAGAACCGTCCGGATGTGGCCAATGTTTCGTCTTGTGATATATCCCTGATCCCATGCCACGATGAAACGGTTGAACCCGCCCATTTTCTTGAAAACTTTCTTTCCGGACTTACTATTTTTCAGCGCGGTCGACGAATACGCCTGACTTTGCTTTGCATACTCAAGCCATTCGGGGTATCGAGCGATAAAAATGGACGGGATTTGCTCATCTACGCCGTTCTCATCGTCTTTTATGCAGTAAATAAGGGGAGTTGTGGTTTTAGTGGGATGGAATATAATACCGGATTCTTCTTGACTGGATTCAATGGCGGATGGGTCAATAAAATCAACTTCTATGAAACCCGTGGTATGACAGGTGAGACAAAGAAACAACTCCCCTTCAATTTTTCCCCGGCCAACGTACTTCGGCCAGTAATTATAGAGACGATTTCGAGGATCAAGCTCAATTTCCTCAATAACATCCTGTATTTGCTGAATTTCAGAACTGGTCTCAAAACCAAAACCAGTGAGACGCCCTACAAGACCTTTGGTGGCAGTTGCTACCTGGGGGTTTCGGGTAGCTTTAACAAAGCACTGCTCTTGTAGAACGCTCCTGGTTGTCGCGGAATCATCCTTGTCAGGATAGGCGGAGGATTGTCCGGTGTCAGGATCTCGATAACCCGCTTCGTCCGGATCGTATTGCCACGGGGTACTCATGGACAGCTCCCGGGCAACAACTTCGAGATACTTATCAGGGACATCATTTATAGTAAGTTCTGGTTTCTTTGGTTTTGGCATGGGCTCCATAAAAAAAGCCGAATCAGAGAAAGACGAAGGAGGAATTGAACTAAATTCCGTCTTTTCTCTAAATTCG